CTCTTCTATCAACTCATCTGCCCATCTCGTAGGCGGTGCCCATACTTTACCACTCGCAAAAAGATCTGCTACTGAATTGATTCTCACCATCTTATCATTTCCTCTGCTGGGAGTAAAATCCTGCACCGGAATTCCCATCGCCCTTAATTCAAAAATCAATGGAGCTCCGCTCGCTTTCGCCTCAACAATAAAAGCATCTGGCTGCCAGTTCCTATATTCCTCTAACGCAACCTGCTTTAACTCCGGAAACTCCATCCTCGCCTTAAACGCATCGAGAAGGATCACGTTCGGATCTTGGGGGTTTTCGTTCATGTAAAAAACTCCCCAGGTCGTACAAGCAGAATAGTCAGCCCGCTCCGATTTCGTAAAGGCCGTATCCCAAGACTGGATAATATATTCACAAGCAGGGGGGTCCTGATCCCACACTCTCCACCATTCCCGCTTCACGATAGCCCCCTCTTCAGATGTGGGGGACTGCATGTACTGCGCATTCCATTTCGCAGCGGGGAGTTCAGACTTTAAGGCTTCGAGTTCCTCTATCCTCCAGAACTCCGGCCACAAAGGTTTGCCGCTTGGCATGATGGCTGGTAGCTGGATCACCTCCCACTTCTCTCCATCTCTGTCAATCATGGACTGGACGATCCTGCCGGTTAGATCCCGCTTCGCCCAACGGGTCATCACGACCACGATGGCTCCACCAGGTTGTAGACGTTGCCGGGGTCCGGATGTATACCACTCGTAGACTTTGTCGAAGACGGATGGGTCTCCGGCTGCAAGGGCCGCTTCTTGTTCGGAATGGGGATCGTCGATAATGAGTAAATCCGCACCTTTACCCGTTACCGTTCCTCCTACTCCGATTGCAAAATACTCGCCGTCTTTATTTGTGGACCAACGTCCAGCGGCCTTGCTGTCTGATCTCAGATTCACGAATGGGAATATTTTGTGGTATGTCTCGGAGGCTACAAGGTTCCTTACTTTACGACCGAATCCCACCGCAAGTTCAGCTGTGTTAGATGTCTGGATGATCTTTTTGCCCGGGAACTTACCCAAAAACCAGGCGGGCAGCATAAAGGAAGCAAATTCAGATTTCGTATGACGGGGAGGCATGTTGATGATAAGTCGCTTTAGTTTGCCGCTTGCGATCTCCTCAAACTTCTCAGCCATCAACTCATGATGTCTTCCGTGTATAAACCCAGGCCACATCTCAGACACGAACAGCATAAAGTCATCGGCGGCCTTCTCTACACTCAAGCTCTGTTTGTAGACCTCGAACATATCCCACATCTCCTCCGCCATCTCGGGAGGCATGTTCTGGATCGCCGCTTCCATCTGCTCTACGTTCATGCTAACTCGCTAAACTTAATATACACAGGCCGAACACTCCTGTCCTTGCCCTTGATCTTTTTACACACACCCAACTTCACCAAGTTATCTATAACCTTGTGAACGTTACCACGACCCTTGTCTCCGGTTATCCTCATAATATCATCATAAGAAGGCCCATACCCAAACTCCTTCCACCACATATCTATTGCGTCGAATACATTTCTCTCTTTAACCGTCATATCCTTCTCCTTACATTGAGCCTCAGTCAACCGCCCAGGCTTTCTCATCCACTCCAACTCACTCTTCGTAGGCGTATATTTTATCTTCACTTCAAAAACCCATTTTTTTCTTGAATAAAATCAACAACTTACAAGCGCTCTGGTAATATTACCACCCCTACTGGTAGTAGGGTTATTCGATTTTCCAGATATATATACCCCCCACCTCATTGCGTTTTGGAAGGTGACGGGGGGATTTCTGGGTCTACAGCGCTTTTTGGGAGGGATTGAGTGTGGGGAATAGTATGTGTAGGATCCCCTACCCGCTCGCTCACGTCCGCGGGGGGTGGGGGCGCGGTGGGGTCTGCGCTCTGCGCTTTCCCGCTCTCAATCTCTTCAAGCAGGGACGCACCGCCCGAGCGTTTAGGCTTGGCCTCGACGTCGATCACCTGCTTGATGCGCTCCAGCAACTGCGCTTTGATGTCTCCGCTCTTTTGATGGATAACTGTTGTCTCCTTGCGCTCCATGAATGCGCCCACGTCGTAGAGCTTGCCGATTAGTTCCAAGGCCTTCATGCGCTGAGCGGGAGGGAAATCCTCATCTATGCTGTGTTTCACCAGTTGATGGATTAGCAGGGCTTTCAATTCTCTGGGTGTTCGCAGTTTCTCCGCCTCTATTGCCAACTTGTACGCGTTCACCTCTTGGAGTATGCGTGGATCACTGGCTAGCTTGTAGGGATCACTAGCGAGCGTGTAATCGCTCTTGGCATTGTAGACCTCTCTATATGCTTGCCTCTTACTAACTGCGCCCTCTGCTAGCTTTCTCGCGTATTCCCTCTGCTTGTGTGTGAGCGGTTGTTTTGTCCCCAGTAATTGCTCGATGGGTGTCTTGTCTAGCGTCTCACGTATTTGCGCCTTCGAGAGTCGAGGCGGGCTTTTTCTCTTTGCGGGCTTTTCTGTTTCAAGTGACATCATGCGTCCTCATAATGGTAACGTTTCCATGAGTATAAACGTATAAACCCCGCCCTTGCAACTGCACGCGCCTTCAAAACCCATCAAAATCACAAAGTACCCCTTATAAATCAATAACTTACACGCGTTGGCACGTTTCTTGTCTGCTATATATAGTATAGGGGCAAGAAAATTGCACCTATATTCAATCAACTACTGGAGCAATTGCAATGGATACTTTGACAATGAACATTTTTGATATTTACAACTTATCAGCACACCGCATGGCAAGTGGCGGGAGTTTTGCCTCTTGCATCTCTGAGGCTTTTTTCTATGCCGATTTAAAGAACGCTCAACTACTGGTTGAGGCCTTCGCTGAATTATTCGACCGATTTATGACCCAAGAGGAGCGCGACGAATTGAGAGCATTAAAAGCCATTGAGCAAGCTAATCGACTTTTGAAATTATTGGAAGTTTAAACCGAGCATGACTGATGAGGCCTGATTAGCCGAAACCCGCGAGAGCGGGTCTCATGCAACTACTGGAGTATTAAAGATGAAAGACTATTTGATGATTGACTGCACACCTAGTGAGGAATCATGCGCCCAAGTAGGCGAAGAAGACTTCCACTCAAAAGCGAGAGCAGAAGCAAAACGGATGCTCGCCCAAATTGACAAGCACTATCCATTACCCGAGGGCGCAACGATGGGCTATACAACCATCGCAACCGAACACCATGATTTTGGCGCTTACTTTCAAATCAAAATTGTATTTGATGATGAATGCGAGTTGAGCACCAATTGGGCTTACTCAATTGAAGGCGATGAAATGGGCGCTTTGCGTTACTGGGACGATGAAATTGAATCCACCTACACCAAGGCCAAAACACCTAGAGAACTCGTCCAACGCTTTGCCAATGTTTAACTGGAGCACTAACAATGAAAACCGTTCAATTCAAAATTTACCAACCATACGGCGCGCGCGGTTACTGCGTTGACCTCTTTTATCGCGGTCGATTGCTAACTGGTTTTATGTCCAATGATTTGGTCGAGGCGCGCGCTAATGCGTTGACTTATGCAAAGAATCGAGGCTTTACCCATATCGTTGAAAACATCAACCGATAAACGGAGCATTAAAAATGATTATTCACTTCCACATGAAAACCGCTTTTGGTTGGCAACACGTCTTAGAGCGCGAGCACGATTCACCCAAGTGGACACCCCCACAACGCGAATGGATCAACGAAATACTCAAACACGGTCACATGTGCTTAACTGTTGGTGACACTATGTATTCAATCAAAAAAGGAGATTAACTATGAGAAACCATCTAAACCTCAATATTGCAATTCACAACGCTAAATTTGGGGGCGGTGTATCCGCTCTCACCGAAAAACAAAAGGCCGACATTTTTCGATTTGTTGGGAAAGGTTGCCGATCAAATACCAAAGAAAAACTCTCAAGGCGGTTAGATTTGCCTTTGTCACTTTGGAACTCTTACGGCATTTATCATCGCATTGACTTGGACGATGAGGGGGCTAGCTATGTTTGCGGTCAATCATGGCCTGATGAAATGCGAACGCTCAGAGAGTGCATTTTAGGAAAAGCGTAACTGATGAGAGGTGAGGCCTCGAAACCCGCCCGCGCGGGTCTTACGCAACTTACTGGAGAAATTTAATGAGATACTTTGAAAAGATACACGAAACCGAAAAAAGCGGGTTTTCTATTGTGGTATCCGTCGCACCCGAAGACCTACACCCGCGCGACATGTTCGACGATACAGTCGACGATATTGCGGATATCTGCGACAAAATCAACCGCGGAGCGCTCGATTGGTTTATTGTGCGCGTTGAGGCTTACAAGGCGGGGGTTTTACTGGGAGCGGATTACTTGGGCGGTAATTTATACGATAACGCGCGCCAATTTATAACCGAATCGGGCGGTTATTTTGACGATATGGTGCATGAGGCCATCACTCAGGCGCGCACAAAACTTGAACAATTAAGGGGCGAATAATGCAACACACAGAAAACGACTATATCCAAGCGGGCTATAAATTCGAGCGCGGATTTTGGTCATTGGCGCGCTTTGAGCGTATGTTAGAGCGGGAGGCGCCCGCCTTCCGTTCTATTGCTATTACTTTATTCAACCGAGGAAGACTGGAGGCGCGCTCATGAAAAAATTCAGCGTAATGGCGCGTGAAACTGTTTACTACGAAAAAACAATCGAATGCGAGAGCGAGTGCGAACTGCGCAAATTGCTGGGAATGGGTGAAATTATGTTCAACGATAAGGATATCTCATTTTCTGATAATTTTGAAATTGAATCAATCGAGGAGTGCGAAGAATGAAATACTTAATTTTCAACATCAAAGGCCAATTTTTAGCCGAATTCGAGACCTATTGGAAAGCCCAAGAGGAGGCCATGCAATATATTGGGCGCTCGGGTTTCTTCGCCTATGTCAAACCCGCCAACGCGCTCGACAAGGCCGAGGAGGCCTCATATGGCGAATATTTGGACGCATTGGAGGCTTAAGCACAACTGATGAGCCCTAACTGGGCGAAACGCGCGCGAGCGCGTCTTGTGCAACTATATAGCAAGAGGCTAAAAAATGATTACCATCAAAATTGAAACTGATAATTCCGCGTTTGAAGACGATTTTTATGACGAGCTTGCAAGGATATTCGAAGACATTGCTAGTTACGTTCAAGAACGTCGTACGCTACCAAGAAAGCTATACGACACCAACGGAAATGCTTGTGGATTAGTAGAGGAAAATTAAAAATGAAATATCTAATTAAAGCAGTTTACGAAATTGAAATTGTGGTGGAGGCCGACTCGAAACGTGAGGCTTTACTCAAACAAATGAACGACGAATACAAGTATTCAGTTTATGCCGT